CCCAGTACCTCCCCAGCTCCCTGACCTAGAGCTGAAGCCTCTACTCGAATATCCCCCTCGTTAGTAACTTCACGAATTCTCTCCCTTAATTCATTCACCTGCTCAGCCGTTAATTGAGCATCCGTTCCCATGCGCCTCATTTGAGCATCAAAGTCGGCGACATTTTTAATGGTCAGACTGCTCCCTAACCCCGCAATCATTCCGGTATATCGACTCCCCATTGAGTCAATGGCTCGACCGGCAGCGGCTGACGTGGCTTTAACCACGTTCATTGCCCGCTGATTGGTGCGGGCGAACTCGGACATGTTGGCACCATACTGGCGGGCTTTGGCTGTCAGGTTACCTGCCAGATTGATGAGTATCTCAGTGGTGAGGCGGTTTGCCATGTTGCTTCCTCAGCTGCTCTGTCAGGCGCAGCAGCTGCCGGAGAGGCAACTGCTGCAGGTAGGACATATCAAAACGTTGGGACAAATTGACGATGAGACTACTGAACGCCGTCGCCAGCGGCATCAGGTCGCCCCCGGCCAGCGGTCTCCGTCACGAGGTCATCCATTTTACTCGCGCGGCTGGACAGCAGCTCAAGGTCCTCAGGGTGGAAGCTGTAAAGCTGCTTAAGCGACAGCGGACCGGGGATTTCACCCACCCAGAGGATTTGCTTACGCAGCAGCGCCAGTCCCATCAGCACTTCTGAGCAGTACGCCACCGCCTTACCGTTCTCCCCGATGACCACGCGCTCCGCCTCCAGCTGGGCGTCGATAACGTCTTTTGAGGTCAGCTCACGGAAGGTGACTTCGGTGTAACGGATCTCATCGTCAGTGCCTTTACCGGCGATGTAACCGTGTTTTAAGGTGATTTTCATCTCCGCCATGACTTACACCTTCACCAGTTTTTTGCCAAGGAAGTTGGCGCTGATGGTGCCCGCGTCTTCGTCCAGCGTGGCCGGTTCAGCGGTCGCCGCACCGGTCATCATGTAAGTCAGGCCGTTATCGCCCTCAAACATGATGGTCACGTTCTCCCAGTTACTGATTTCGACAACGTCCATATCCTCCGCCGCAGCGATGGTCATCTGGATCGAGGGACCCGCCATCTTGCCCGCCAGCCCCCAGACCTTACCTGCGCCCATTTGCTGAGTGCGTGTTTTACCGCCCGGATTGAGGGTGGATTTTCCCGTGGTTTTGATTTCACGGCCGTTAGCACGAATGGCCGCCATACCCAGAATGCTCATAGTGACTCCTTAAAGTTTGTACTGGATAAGACCGTCCAGCACACGCAGCTGATTAACCAGGTTCGGGTGGCAGATGAAGTTCAGGCGGTTTTTATCGTCGCCGTCGAGATACACATCCAGCGTGTCTTTGTAGTCGTCGAAGTCCTCAACCAGACCTGCCGGAATCAGCTCAGTCAGTGCGATATCCAGCAGCTCGGCGCGGGCAATCTTCGGTGTCATCACCGGTTGGCCCGGATCAAGCTGGTCGAGCACATCATCCCCGGCCAGCTTGTGACGCGGATAGCGGTTGGTGAACCGGTTTTTGATGACGTAGCGGATACGCCCCAGCGTCGCCGGTGACTGCACGTCGAGGTACGACGTATCGGCGTCACCATACTGGTTGACGCGGTACATGGTGATTTCACGCTCGATGCAGACGTTGTCGCTGGCATCAACGTAATGGGTGGCGATGCCGTCATGCAGCAGCAGGTTGCGCTCCGGCATATCCCAGCGCACTGTCTTGACCGGCGGCAGGATGCCCGGCAGCACCAGCGTCTGCAGCGGACGGGCCGGGTCGTTGGCCAGATAGTATGACGCTATACCGCCGTAAGATGCCGCCCACAGCCAGTGCGGTTGCGGTGCGATGTTGGTCCCGATGCAGGAAATTAGCCAGTCATTGCGGGTTTCCCCGAAGGTGCCGCTTTCGGCATGGGTGCCCCGGTAAGCCGTCCAGAGCTGTGCCTCAATCATCTTGAGTGGCCCCCAGCGTTCGAGCAGTTCATCACGGATAGTATTCAGGCTCTGCGTATCGTTGACCGGGAACACAATATCGGTGTACCAGTCATCGCCCAGCGCCGCGACAACCGCCGCAATATCCGGGGTGCCGGTGCCGCCGTTAAAGGCGTTGATGGCCACCGCAACGCCTGCAGGGTTCTGCTCGCCGGTATAGTAGTTGAGACGGACGTCCATCGCATTGCCGGTCGCGCCTTTCCAGTTGGTGGTCAGGGTGACGACGTCGGTCGAATCCGCTTTCAGCGCAGCAGTAACCTGCGTATCGGGCAGTTTGTTAACGGCGGCGATAATGGCTGTCGCGGTAGTGTCGGCGGTATCGTCAGCGCTGACGCCAACCTGCACCGATATACCGTTAACCAGCAGGGCCAGCGTACCCGCAGCAGTGGCCGGGCCGGTGATGGTCAGCTCTGCTTTTGAGGCAGCACCGGCAGCAATATCAGCCAGGCCCATCGCCCACACTTCGGTATAGCTGTTCGCCTTACGCAGGGTTTTGAGCATCCCGGCCAGCATGGAGCCTTTGCCGTAAAGCTGGTCTGCGGTGCCGTCGCTGGTGATGCGGTTTTGCGTCAGAGCGGCAGCGGTGCCGGTCGCACTCTGCTGGCCGATGACGATAATTTTGCGCGACTGCGCCGGGGCGCTGTCGAGCGCCTGAGAATTATCAATATCGATGTACACCAGCGGGACGCGGATATCAGCAGGAATATTACCCAGTGACGACATATCACTTCTCCTTTGCGGTTCGGGTCTGGCGGACTTCCGCCGGTTCGGTTACGGATTCAGCCTGGATATCGGTGATAACAACATCACCTTCAGCTTCGCGGCGATGCCACCATGCGCTCATGAGGAGCGTTTCCCCTTCAGGACTGAGGCGCTGGCCATCAGCTTTTCGCACCAGCAGCCCCGCGCGGGCGGGCTTGATATGTTTTTTCATCGTTATGGCTCTCTTACGTTAATAACGCCTTTAATCGGGGTGGTGCCATCGCCGACCTGCAGCGTGGCCCCCAGTCGCAGGAAGTCCGGGAGGGTGGCAAGGTCGATTTCATCATCCAGACGGAACTCCTGTTCCCACGTCACGGCCCACATGGTCAGCCCCAGATCGTTAAGTCCGCCGGAATAAATGTTGTCGGCGCTGACGGAGGTAGCCATACGCTCGGCCTTCATGCCATTAGCGGCTCCGCGCTGGACAATACGGCGTACCAGCTTTCCGACCAGTACCTCGCAGCGGGTGTCGCGCGTATAGCCCCATGCATCGGTGGCCATGACGTAAGCCGCCCAGGTGATATCGCCGACAGTACCGCCAGCCTGAGCGCGGATATTGCGCACGCGGAGTGCGGCCAGACGGATGCAACCATCACGATCTGACAGCCAGGTTTTGACCTCTGCCGGGGTGCTGAACTGGCCGATGTGACGCTCAATGACGCTGATGCGGTCAGGTTTGTTTTGCTGAGGTTCGTTCAGCAGCTCCGGCTTCAGCCACGCCACAATGTTCTCAGCGGCGGAGACCGTGGAGCCGGTGGTCAGCAGGGACGGACGTTCATTGCTCACGGTAATACCTCACTCCAGAAATCGCCGATGACATGCATCAGCTCATCACTGTTTGCGGTGGACAGCCCGAGGTACTCGCGCTGCGGAATATTCATCTGGCGGGTATGGGAGCCCACGGTCTGCCAGACCGGATGCTTCAGGGCCCGGCCAAACGCCTGATGAATGAGACGCTTGTGGGCGCTGACCGGGACGCTGCCTGCAAAGCCGTCCTGATGAACGCCGCTGTAGCTGAGCGGCGAACCCACACGAACGCGGCCACGCTCGACGATGTACTGGATGCTGTCGAGCAGATCGCCATTCCCCTGCAGCAGGCTCTGATTCCCGCTGCGGGTCTTGCGGTAACCTTCGGACCATTCCTCCCAGCGCTCGCCAGCCGGTGAGGTTTTCTCGTCGCTGATGCGGCGGCGGGTCTGCGATTCAACGACAGCGCCGATACTCTCCAGCAGTTCCTGCTGCAGCGAGCTGTCAGAGAGTTTCTCGATGGCCAGTCGCATCTGCTGCAGCTTCTCAGCACCGATAACCTCAACCGATATCCCCATCACAGCACCCCTTTGAGGTTGTTACGGGTGAACAGACGTTTGTTATCGGAGACAACAATCATCCTGCCGTTATCGGTCTCAGGGGCCGGAGTGTCGGTCGGCAGGCCGAGGTCGCGCGTGCCGTTCGCCATCTCCTTGAGGGTCTGGATGGCGCTGTCGTAGCGCTTCTGAATCAGGTCGGTGATCTGATTGTCGCGCTCGGACAGCCAGTAAATGGCGATGGATACAGCTACCCGGTGCAGCGGGCGCGGAACGGTGGTGATGTTCAGCGGCAGCTGATAGCGCTTTGACAGAAAAGAGTTGATCTCCGCGTCCGCGTCCTCAATGGCCGTGGCTATCTTCGTCTCGTCGAGCTGGTTCGTTGCCTTGTCGATGGCCATGTTCCAGACCAGCGAACCGTCAGTGGCCAGCAGGTCATCACGGGTAACGTAAACTCCCATCAGCCTTTCTCCGCTACCTGCAGCACCGGCACAACCGCCACCACCAGAT